ATCAATAGCAAAGAGACCATTCAAGGCGTACTTACGAGCATAGGAACTAGCACTGCCAGTTATCTGTGCATCGTCCATACCCTTCTTAGCTTCTGCTTCACGAGCAAATGCACTCACGTTTATTGAGTATTCAGAGCCTTCTAATG